GTGAGCTTGAGGTAGGCGGCGCGAGCGGAGGATGAGATCAGGGAAAACATGGCATAGGAGGCGTGCTTGAGATGTGGAACTAAGCGGTCAAACGAAGAGGGGTCGGGCTCGCCCAGACGAAGAAGGACCTTTTGAGATCGGGAGGCAAACTGACAAAAGTAGTCAAAACAAGCGGACTGGTACATGACAAAGTCGACAGGGAAGAGGCGCCAGAGAGAATCGCCGAGGCCGTGACCAATAGCGAACTCAGAAAGATAAGAGGGGAGCTTCTCAAGGTGAGAAGCGTCGTCGAAGGATACGGCGAGCTTGGCGAAGAGGGCGAGAGGGGAGCGGACGGCGCCTTCAGGTCCAACATAGTATCCGCAGAAAAGGCCGTACTGAGAAAGCTCAGTTTTGAAGCGGAGATGGAGGAGAACTGAAACGGCGGACCAGAAAGGAGAGATGGGGGGCTCGGAGTCGAGGAGAGAGTCATCGCCAGAGATCATGACACCCTCACCGGAGACTTGATATTTTAAGAATATGACGGCGAGATTGTAATCGGAATTGTCGTCATAGGTCCCGGGTTCGCCAGTGAGGCGCATGCAGGTCAAGGGTCCAAATTGGGTCTCAATACTGGTCTTGATGGTGTAGTGTAGGTCTATCAGGTTCTCTGGGATGTTGAGACGCTGCATCTTCTTCACTTCAAAAAGAACTGCCTCGCCATGCTGAGACTGGTCGAAAGCAGTGTAGTCATTGGTGAGGTGGATGGCGTGAGTGAGATGTTCCTGGCACCACTGGGACAGCTCAAAAGGGGTATGGCCGGCGTGTATGTAAATGTGGGCGGGACGGTCTTGGTCGTCGAAATGACGCTGGTATTTCTTGACCGGGCCCAGAGCGAGGATGATAGCGTCGTGCATTAGGGCGAGAGTTTGGCACGCTTTCCAAGAGCCGAAGATGGAGCCCTCGTTCACTTTGTGCTGGGTCTTGGCAAAAATGCGAACAACGGAGTAGCGCCAATCAGGATCTGAACGGAAGGCGTTGGCCATGATGACGGCTTGGGTCTTAGAAGAAAGCTGGGCAAACTCGTTGAGGTTGATGCACTCAGCGAAGAGGACGGGATCGAAAGGTATACGGCGGTTTGGATTCCGACGATAAGCTCGGCAGTGGGCTTCGTAAAGAAGTTGAGCCATGAGCTGGTCATTGGAGTTGGGCTGGTACTGGTGGGAGGAGGAGCGGAAACGGAGCCTTTTCTTAATGGACGCCGGGAGGAGCGTCGAATCATGCTTGGCTGAGTGGCGAGCAGAGAGGAGGGAGATGTTCTG